GGAGCCTCGTTCATCAACTCCCTCAGTTCCGCACCACACTTGACCAACTTTGTCTCAATCGAGATAAGTTCCAATGCGCCAATGTTATTGTCTCCATGTGACGAACTAAAGACCTTTCTTTCTAAATCCTCTTTATAGGCCACCAAATAGGCTTGCGCTTTAAAGAAGTCTCCAACATGGCGAATGAATTGGTCAATTACAGCATCTTCATCAGGGATGTAATCAACATACTCATCTTTCTTTTGTGGAGTCTGTGGACTCCTCAAAGTTTCTTGTGGAGCCTTATCTGTGTTTTGCGCTCCACTAAACAACCCTTTTAACCAACCAAAGAATCCAGAAACATCCTTGACGATAGCCTTGGCATCTTCTACGCCCTTCTTTATCCTTTGAATCTCTGCTTTGCCCTCTGACAGCATCTCACAGCAAGAGCGTATGCCCTTGAGTGCGCTTGACAGCATGAGCATTGCAGAGATGGGGTCAATAGGTCACTCCATTGGCACTTCTGCCGCTGTTGCACCACGAGCCGCACCAGTTGCAAAGTCATTTGCAGCGTCAGCAACCCACTGAATGCCATATTTCTTGCCAATATCAATGGCATCACGAATCTTCTCAGGGTCAAGAGCATTGATTTTTGGTTGTACAGCCTGGAAGACTTTTACAGCGTCAGCAGGGTTCAAAAGCAGGTTTTTCAGCTTTTCCTCTGTCTGCTGAGAGGCTTGTTTTGCCCAATACTTACTAATTAGCGATGTAATGGCGTAAACAGGGCCAGAAACAGGGTTATAGATGCGGCTAATGATCTGCTCAGGAGGAATGCCAGTCAGCATTTCTACGGGCGTTTTAGGCACAGTCTCACCACGGAAAGGCACTTGTGTAATGTCTTTCAGCAGTCGATCAGAGGCGGTAGCAAAATCAGCCACTTTCTGAGCATAAGTAGGGCCAAACACCCTGTTAAACACAGCCGCTTTGTTTCTGTCTCCCAATGTTGCCAATGGGTTGCCGCTACTCACAATGTCATCCAACATGAACGAACGAACCGCATTCACAGCGTCTTTATTCTGACCATAACCAGAATTTGACATAAACTTGGTCGTAAAGTTCAAATCACGATACATCTTGGAGACAAGCTCTTGTGGCGTTGAGAAACCCTCTTTGCCAAGAATTTGCTCACCAGCAACACGCTGAAAATCAGCATTCAATCGAGCTTTTTGGTTTAGCAAGTCCTGAACATTGTTGATAGAGCCACGCAATTGGTCTTCTAAGCCAGGCACAAGGTTCACGCCGCCACGATTCTTGGCAAGCCACTTATTAGCAGCTTTGGGGTCAATAACATCGTTCTTGAGTGCAGCCTTTGTAAAGCTATCCAAGTAAACATCACGGACAATGTTTTCGCCATCTTTGCCAGTCACACGGATAAATTCATCCACATTTGACTTGTTGCCAATAATGGCAGGGACAATTTGCTCAACAAACTTCTTGCGGTCTACCGATTTCAGCGTTTCAGCCGAGAAAGGCAGTCCAACGTTTTGCAAATAAGCATTGTCAGCATTGCGATAAGCCGTTACAAAATCTGGGTCAAGCGAATCAATATGGCCGCCAACACGAGTCTTTAGCTCTGTCAACAAGCGAATGTCGGCAGGGTCGTTGGCTTTACGCAATTGAGCATTGATTTCACGCTTCAAAGAGTCCAAGTCTTCCACAGTGGCAGCGCTGAACTTAACGCCGCCAGGTGTCATTGGCGCACCAGTCTCAGTCAGGATGGGGCTTGGCTCAGTCGTTTCAGGACGAAACTTTGCACGAACCCTGTTGTAGATTGAAGGGAAAGTCTTGAAAACATCAGAGGCTTGTTCACCCGCCACGAAGTTGTAAATATCGTCCACCGATGAGGCAGGCAACTCAACATTCTTCTGCTTGGCAACATCAAAAGCCTCTTTGTAAAGTGGCTGAACAGCAGTCCTTGCCGCCTTTTCCTTTTGCTGAACCAAAGCATCAATGCGCTGACCAACAGAATTGGGGTCAATTGAGTAGTCGCGTGATGCTGATTGCAATTGCTCATCAAGGCTTTGCACTCTACGAGTCTGCAATTTACCCAAATCAGTTGGCTGTAAGTTAACAGTAACCTTTGATGGGTCACCAAACAAACGAATCTGGTTGGCAAGCAAGGCGCGTTTTGCTGTCTCAAACTGGTCGCCATACTGTGCTCTGAACACAGGGTCTTTTGACGACAAACTCTGAATGAAGTTGTTGATAACAGGGTTGTCAGCCAACAAAGCGCTCAAAGGCATCTGCATCTCTTGGCCGCCAGGGGCTTTCAAAGACACGCCTTTTTGTGCCTTGGCAGCCTCATCCAATACTTTCATAAAGTTAGGGTCAGCAGCGCCAGCCGCAATAAAGATATTGCTGATGCGGTTATCCACATCCTTCATCAACTCATCTTGAGGCACAGTACCACGAATCTTATCCCATTGACCTCTGGCAATATCCATTCCTTTGCCAGCCAATGGGCCTGCCTTCAAAACGGTTCCAGCACCATAGGCAGATACGCCGCCACCCAAAAGACCACCAAGGATGGAACCAGTAGCACCAGTTTCACCAGTAATCTTGCGTTGTGTCTCTTCACCAGCAATAGCACCAGCTTGGCCACCAGAGCCAACAATAGCTTGCTCGGCAGGTCGCATCAAAGCCTGAGCAGGAACGCCCATTCTGCGAACAGCAGCCAAAGGAGGGAAAAGGTACGATTCTGGTGATGTAACAGCCTCTAAACCTCCAGCAATAACGCGCTCTGTGCCTGTTTGTGGCATAGCACCAGTTGAGCCAAGTGCTCGCATAACAGGCTGCTTAACAGCTGCACGACCAGTTTTAAATGATTCTGTAACTGTTGGCTCAGGAGCAGGAGCTTGACCTCCAGCGGCTGTCATTCCAAGGCTCAATGGGTCAATGCCCATGCGCCGTAAGTAATCAAAAGCCACATTAGCAGCGCCAGAAACAGCTCCAACCGTTCCACCAAAACCACGGCGTAATGCCTCTGTTTTGTAGTCACCAGCAGGTGCAGCAGGTTCTTCTGTATCTGTTACATACCCTGCAAATGGGTTTGTTGAGTCTGCGCCTCTTTGGACATATTGAGCAAAAGGATTGTCAGCCATTATTTTCCTCCAAGAACGCTATCTGCTGCGCCCTTACCAAAGATAGCATCAAATTGCTCTTTTGTGCCTTTTCCTGCCTTCAAATCATTGATTGCCGCAGGAGGAATGTTGGCAAAACTTGGTTTGGCAGCGCCACCACGCAATTCAGGGAAGTCTAGAGCGCTATCAATCTGAGATTGTGTTCCAAGTCGGCTCTCCAAGGCAATACGCTTTTGAACGCCGATTTCGTCATTTGCCTTCTTTTTGGCAACAGTCTGCAAAGCCTGAAGTGTCTTTTCAATGTTTTTCTGAGCTTCAATCGTGGGAGTGCCAGTGAACAATGTAGATGTTGTGTCAATCAGTCGTCCATAAATAGATGGGTCGCCACCAGCCGCCTGAATCTCTTTGTTGGAAATGTCTCCGCTACCGCCAATCGCACGAGCCAATTGAAGTCGAGCAGCATTGAATGCGGCAGGATTATTTTGTTTAACAGACAACTCAAGCTGACTTAAAGCCTGATCTGTTGATGTAATCACATCAATCTGAGGTTTAATTGTCTGACGAACAGCATTCCTAAAGTCAGGAACAGCTTTGGCATCTTTAGGACTAAGAACACCAGCCAAACCTTCAACAATTTCTGCTCCAATGCTTTTGCTAGGTGTGGTTTTCTTGGCAATTAAGTCATCAAATTGCTTAACTCGCGGGTCATTTTCACCAAACTGAGCAACCAATTCTGCACGATCATCCTGCAACTTGGCCAACTCTGAACGACTGGTAGGACGCTCACGCAAATTACGAACAATCTGGCTTTCTTGTACAGCTCTTTGCATTCTTGAGGCTTCTACTTGACGAGCAGCGTTAACCAAAGAAGCAGCACCTTGTGGGTCAATTTGTTGGAGCCTTCTTGCTCCAGCAATGATTGATTGTGGGTCAGTTTGGTCAATCTCACGCAAAATGGCATTGCGTTGGCTAATTATTTGTAGCTGAGGGTCTTGTGCGCCCATCAAGCCGCCAACACCTTGACCCAACTGGTAACCAGCAGTACGCAAACCAGCAGTTACTTGTTGCTCAGGGCTTAGTTGAGCTGTGCGCTCATTCAATGCTCTCTGCAAAGCAAGTTGTTGCATTTCATACGTGTTAGGGTCAGCAAATAATCCAGCTACGATGCTATCTGTTGCCATTTTTATTCTCCCATCCAAGTTTCATCTGGGTTTAAAAAGTTTTCATAAGGATTAGCTGAAGCATATTTTGCAATGTCTTCTAATGTGATATTGCCAAAATTAACCCCTTCAGGAGAACCTGTGAAATAGTCTCCGCCTGTGCCACTCAAGAAGCTACTTAATGATTTACCTAATGCAGTGTTACCAAACAGTGTTCCCAAAGCGCTTGTAGCCAATGGGCTTGTACCCAAGCCACTCAAAACGCTTGCAGTTGGGTTATAAGTGTTTGCGGCTCTCATAGCCTCAGCAGCACCCAGATTGCCTGACAAACCAAGTCGAGCAGCATTTGCGTTTGCTGCTTGAGATATTCTTGCCAAGTCTGTGCTCAAACCAAGTGGTTGTTGAGCCAATTGCTCTAGTTGACCAGCAGTGCCAAACAATCCAGCGCCAAAGCCAATTTGTTGCTGACCAGCTTGCATTGCTTTCGCGGCCAATTCTGCATCTTGTTGTGCCAAGGCGTTGTAATAGGCTTCCATTTCTGGATTTGTTGCCTGTAAACCTAGCCCTCCACCTGGACGCACACCAGTCGCCCCAACAGACAAGCCGCCACGACCTGTTTGGAACTGTCTGTTTCTAAGCTCTGCCAATTGACGCTCTCGACTAGGAGCAAGCAAATCATATTGTTTAGCAAGATATTCTTGCGCGGCTTCTTCTGGAGTTTTAGACAGATAACCAGCACCCAAGCCCATCAAACGAGTTTGAGCCTGTGTAATTTCAGGTGCAGCGGTATAGCCAGCAGCAGTCAGTTGACCTGTTGTTGGGTCAATCGTGAAATTAGAAGTGCCAAACCTAGTCGTAGTGCCAACAGGTCGGAACATAGACTGTTGTTGTGCAGTTTGACCAGCCTGACGCAGTTGTTCGGCCAAAGCCTTATTCGCCTCTTGATTGGTACTTCCCTGATACAAAGAACCAGCACCACCAAGCAGGCCGCCAAATAAAGAGGCAAATGGATTTTGTGTTGCGGTTGCCCCTGTTCCGCTAGTGTTTGCTGTTGTTGCCATAAGAAGTTTCCCTAAAAGATTAGAAAGTGCCTTGCTTGAAGTGTCTGTTAAATCATTCGGATTGGTGCTGTAAGCCTCTGCACCAGTCGTAATGTTTGCCAATTCCTCGCCCAATGGGTTGCCAGTGATTGTATTTGTTAAGAGATTCTTATAAGCAGAGCCAATCTCGCTCAAAGTCTTGCCTTCACCAATATTGCCCAACAAACCCTGACCACCACCCATCGCCTCAATATTGCCAGCAGATGCGGCTCTATTAAGATTTAAACCCAATCCACCAGTGGCAGCAAGAGTTGTATCGAACGAATATGGGTTGCTCATGTCCAATGGAGCAAGAGTAGCCTTTAAACCCAATCCACTAGAAGCAGGGGCAGAAATGCTGTAATCAGCATTAACAGAATAGTTATCTGTTGTCGGCAAAGGAGTAGCGGCAACAGGCGTAGATAGTATGTTTTGAGCAAGTTGCTGAGTGCCAGTGTTTAGCGCAGCGCCAGCCAAAGATGACTCAAAATCCTTACCTGACAACAATCCTGATGTTGTACCACCAGCAATCTGACCCAAAGCCGCATTGTCTGTTAAACCAGCTACATTGGAACCAATTGCGCCGCCGATAGTCCCTAGAGCCGCGCCTTTAAGCAAATCTTCACCAGAAGCACCTTGCAAAGCACCTAATCCAGCACTAGCTAGACCAGTGCCAACAGCAGCAGAAGTACCCAATGCAGAACCGATAGCAGCACCCGCACCTGGCAAAGCAAATGCCAAAGCAATCGGAGCAATAGGCCCTAGATCAGCCAATAAGTTGCCAAAAAAACCACCGCCACCACCAGCAAACTGTCTAGGGGTGGCCTTGCCTTCCGCATCCCACCGCCCAGAAACGCTTTGTTTACCGTTAATCCAGTTGCGATAACCTTCAGTAGGAGCATCGTAACCCGTTAAGTTGCCTTCAATGTCGTAATTAGCAACAACTGGAAGGCCATTTACCATGCCAAGGTCTTTTGTGTAGCCATTTAACCTTTGTTCTGGAGCAAGTTCACCCATCTGCACCAACTCATAGGATGGAGTAAAACCCTTTGGTGTTTCACCGGTTTGCCATTGTTTTTGAGTTCCAGCAGGAATCTGGCCTAACCACTCGTCATAATAGTAAACAGGCGTATCAACATATTTGCCAGTATCAATCTTCTTTGGCGCATCAAGTTTTGATGTGTCTAAGTTTGTGAAAATCTGAGCTTGCCAGTCTTGTGGCTTCCCACCAAAAGCCTCATTCGCTGAATATGACATCAGCTTTTCAAGTTGAGCATAAGCCTCTGGATTGGTTTGCTTTAATCTTTCATTGTAAGAAGGAATGCTAGCCATTTTGGAGACAGCAGTGTCCCCTAACTTATCTAGATTTTCAGTAAGTTTTGAAAGCCAGCTCATAATTACTCTGCTTAAACTGTTCCGTTGGCAATGATGTTGCCCAACACGGTCAAATTACCCGATGCGTCAATCTTTGCCACAGCAGTCGATGAGTTGTAGATGTACAACACATTGCTTGTTTCCACAAACGAGAAGTTTGTGAAAGTACCGTCTGCCTTTGTAGCAATCGCAGTCGCAATATTGGTGAACTCAGTATCAATCTCAGTTCCCTTGACAACCTTGCTAGCATTGCCAGGCGACAAAGCATCCTTGGCAGCGAAGTTTGTGGTTTTGGTGTAATTTGCCATATCTAATCCTTATGCCAATTTGCCGTTCTTAGCCTGTATCTCAATCTTCTGAATGCTGACAGCAGAGCCAGCAACTTGTACTTCATAACCTGTTTGCACAACCTTGCCAAACCCAGAAGCCTGACCAACTAATGTGCTCAACTGAATACCTTGCGAGTAATAAGCCACAGGAGAGCCGTTAGCGCCATACTCAGCAGTGCCATATTCAGCCACGGTGGACACGGGGATGTTGGCAACAACAGAGTAATACTGACCACTGAAGTCATATCCCCATTTGATCGTGAAGCCCTGATTTGAGCCGCCAATCACCACCACAGAAATCTTCTTCAAGATAGATGTAATGTTCACATCACCCAAGTCAGAGTAATTGGTGAAATACTGCATCCGATAGGTGGCTGTATGGTCATAGTAAGTGCCATACTTGCAGACATAGCCATTCTTGCCAATCAGAACATCACCATTGCGGCGTGACAGCAACGATGTAGGCTCAATAGAGTCCCAAGTCGTCACCCTTGCTGAACCATCTTGCAAAGTAGCCTTTGTGTCAAACACATAAACTTGCTTGGCAGTAGGAAGTGTCAGCAGATAGAAAGCCTCTTTTTCAGAGTACACAGCTTTGATGTTTGCCGCAGTCTCACCAGAAACATAGGTCATCAAGTCATTGCGGACATTTTTTGACAAGTCACGCAAAGGAGCAGACTTCTCTTGAATAGTACGCAACAAGCTACGCACACCACTGTTAGACAAGAAAATAATATCAGTTCCAGTAGACGCAATTGAGTCCCGAGCAATACAACCAATGCTTCCAATAGTGTCGTTCAATGACATGGTAGATGGGGTTGTAGCACCCTGATAAACCAAGATTTGACGCTTGCCAAAGATAACAAGGAAGTTATTGTGAGCAGCCAAGCCCATGACTTGATCTGCACCATTTGCCCACACGCGAGACACATCCAAGCTACCAGCCGTACCTGTTGACCACACATGGCCTGCCAACAAATCAGAGAAGTAAACAGTGGCGTTGTTTGTCGTTGTATCAGCAGCCCACAAGCGACCAAAGGCAGATATAACAATATTGCCAGATGGCACAGTGCCAACATAGCCTGTTTTCTCAGACACGCGGCGGTAAGTGGTTGTGCTCACCGCAGGGTCGTAAATCAATGGGTCGTGACCAGACTGGAAGAAATAAGTAATTCCATTCAAAGAAGCACAAGACCAATTGCTTGCAGAGATGGTCGGCGCAGACCCTCCCCCCCCATAGGTCAATTCCACAACAGCATTTGAGCCATCGAGCTTAAATATCTTGTTGTTACCAGCAAACAACACAGTCAAAGTGCCGTCAGCCTGAATCAACTCGTGCATTACCTTGACATCATTAGCGCCAAGGTTGCCAGAGGTGGAATTAACGCGGGAAAAGCCTTTACGCGCACCAATACGACCATATTGGTCAATCACGCAGTTCACCGCAATGGCAGCAAACCCAGATTCAAGCGTCAAAGGACTATCTTGGGTGTTCAACCCAAAGAAGCCTGGAGCCTGAACGCTGAATGTGCGGAGTGCTTGTGTCATACGGCATCAAACCCATCGTTATCAGGGAAACGAGTGCCTTCCAAAGCAATGTAGTCGGACAACATAGACCGATACAAAGCATAAGCCTCAGAAGACGACAAACCACCATCCTCGCCACGCTCAACCAAAGCACGAGCATAGGCGTTTTGCACAATCAACACATCAGGAACCAAAACCACAGTGTTGTCAGAAGACAAGGTGGCTTGAGGGATGGTCATAAAGAACTTCAAGGTATAAACACCATCAGGCTTTGGATAAACCGTTACCTTGGTGTCATAGCTACCATCCACGCCATCAAATGCAAACTCTGTCGGAACAGTGTTCACAGTAGGCTGAAAGTTCTGCTTACGGTTCATATCAGCAGTGCTGATGTTCCGCATTGTGATGTTGCTTGTGGTGTTCAACACATTGGTGACTTGGAACTTTTGTCCAGAGCCAGTCAAAGAGTAAGAAGCAGTGCCACTTGCAGTGGTGACAGTCAAAGTCTGACCAAGCACATTCCAAGCAAAAGCATCTTCAATCTGACGCTTTGCATCGTTGACAAACTTGCCAATCAGGGCTGAATAAGTAGTTTCACTAACAGTAGTGACAACAGGCTCACGGAGCCTGACCAGTACATCGTTAACCAATTCTAGGTAGGTCATGTTCTTGTCAACCCCACTTCTTCAAACGTTGCAATAAATGTAAATGTGCTACCAGTCTCAGTCGTAATCTTGATTTGGTCACCCTCTTCAAGAACAATGTAAGCACCGCCATCAAACAATACATATGTCTTAGCACTAATCGTGTATTGGCTAAGAATGTCATAAGTTGTTGATGAACTTGCATCAGTCCATTGAACTGTGATGTGCTTATTACTGCCACTGGTGTTATGAATGAACATAACGCTCATCTTGGCGTAATAACCAGTCGGAACCGTATAAACGGAAGTCAGCGTAGCTGCCGTTGGGTTGACTGGAATGGAGATGGGCTTCATTTCGCTTTCGCCTTGTTCCTTGCGGATATAGCTTTAGCTTTTGCCTTTGCATCAGCCTTGGAGTTAGCACCCCATGCTTTTAGCGAAAGAAGCAGTCTGGTTGGTTCACCGTTCTTGTACTCAGGGCCTTCCATGTTGCCCATTCGTGCCAAGAAACTCGCTCTGCGGGGATTATCCCCTGATTTAACTGGAGGCTTTAAGTTTCCACCAGTTGCCGCATTATAAGACGCTCTGCCCTTGGCATTCAAGCCGCCTTTTGGATTTTGACCAGCTTTTGTTTGCCAAGTAGGAGTCTTCATTTCTTCCTCGCGGCTCTCATGTTGTCAACTAGGTTTGGATAAGGTCTGCCAGCCGCTTTAGCCATCTTCTTTGCCGCAGCTTTTTTGGCAGGTGTCAGAGGTTTTGGTGCTCCCAAGCCTTTGGGTCGCTTTTTATCCCAAACCTCTTTCATCACATACCCCGTTTTGTCTTGTTTTTCATGGTGCGCTGACCACGAACAGGCATAGGCTTAGACTTGCCAGCAGACGATAAAGCAATGGCAATCGCCTGTTTCTGAGGCTTTCCTGCCTTCATCTCAGTGCGGATGTTGGCGCTGATAGTCTTTTGTGAAGAACCTTTTTTCAGAGGCATGGTTTTCTCCTTAGTAGAGGACTTTGGCAGTGATAGTGCCAGAGACATAAACAGTGCAATTGGCGCGCAAATACTTTGGAGCATTGGCAACTGTAATCAAACCATCGGCAGTCAATGAAGAGCCTAATGTTGACCAGCTAGAGCCATCTAAACTGCCCTGCAAGATAACAGTTGCAGATGTAATGCCACTTACTTGCAAGAATGCAGGCGCTCCAGCATCGCATTGGACTGCTTTAGAAGCTCCAGTGGCTGTAACCGCACTTAGAAGGGTTGTTGGGGCGCTTAAAGAAGCCATTATTTTTCCTTAGTGATTGGCCCACCAGATTTCCACGCATCACAAGTACGGGCCGCTGCACAAGTGAATTGGAATAAGTCGCAATATCCTAAATCAGCCGCCTTGACAAATTGTTCGTCATAAGACAACTCATTTTTGCCCTCATCCTTCTCTAAACCGCCAATAATGCACTCCATCATGGCAGGAGTTTGGATGAAAGCAGCACAATTTCCACATCTCATGCCCTTGATGGCAGAGGTTGGCGCGTTGTACATCTTGGCCTTTTTCAGCCAAAAAGCGTCATTTGGCTCATTTGGATTGGGTGGGCCATACCCATATTCCTTGAAAGCATGATTGCGATGCTTCAGGTTGACACTAACATCCTGAGTTGCCAATGGGCAAACCTTACCTGAAAGCAATCCTGGCTTCATTTGAGGAATCTCCCGCCAATAAAGGTAATCAAACCGCCCGCCATTGAAGCGATGGTCATCCCCATCCAAAAGCCACCCTTGGACTTGTTGGCAAGCTCAAGCAATGCCTTCACATCTTTGGAAAGCTTATGGACTTCGGTTTGTAGAGCCTCCACTTGAGCCTCTAACTTGCCAAATTCTCTTGCGCTAATGTCGCTCATGCCAACACCTTACGAGGCCGACCCAACGGCTTTTTAAGAGTCAATGTCTGCCTTGTTCCATCCTCATTCTCCACTTCAATCTCAGCAGAAGTGTCCACCTCAACATATTCGTGGTGCTTACGCATTTGCTCTATATCGTGCTCCAAGCGGAACTCAACGATATTTCCAGAACGAGTGCATTTGAACAAAGCCATCTGTAATCCTTGTAGAAAGGGGGGACAAGCCCCCCCAATCATTAAACTTGACGAGCAACCACCAAACGCAGGGTGGCTGAGGCCAAATCAACAGTGCTACCAGTTTCGTTTTGGAAACGGATAGACACCACGCTAGCAGCGCTAACATAAGCTGTAACAATCAAACCAGCCACATCAACGGCCAAAGATGCACCAATCACCATGTCGCCCAAAGCAACGCCTGGCACAGCCACGGTATCGGTATCACCAGCGCCATCAGACAAGCTGTCAGCATTGATTGTTGCGGTCACGCTCCATGTGTCTGAAAACAAACCACGGAATTGATCATTGCCACGGCGGACAACAACTGAACTTGCATTTGCCATTATTCTCTCCTAATTAGGTTAAAAAAGACCCCCCACCACTAGGGCAGGGGGGCAACTGCAATTAGGCTGGAACGGCCAAAGCAAAGGCAGAAGAAGACAGTGCAGCGCCAGTGGTGGCGGCTGTACGGACTGCTTTCACGCCATACAAGGTGTCAGAAGTGAACAAAGTGGCAAGATATTCTTGCTTGTACTGCACTTGTGAACGCACAGCCACTTGCTCAACCAACACCATAGAGTCGCGGTGACCCATCAAGCAGATACGGTCAGTGCCAGTGTTACCAGCGCCGTAGTCAGCATTGCTAGTGGTGAACACTGGAATGCCATACAACTGACCGATTTCACCGTTACGGATTGCGTCACCATTGCCCACAAAAGCCTGCTCAGTGTAACGAGCCAAGCCCATCAAAGTGTTGCGGCTTGAGGGAGGAATGATGAAGAAACGACCGTCCATAGGGGTGTCGTTGTCGTCCAAACGCTGAATAGTGCGACGGATAGCTGCGTCAGTCAAAGCAGAAGCGTTGCTGGTTGAGCTGTTGTACACAGTAGTGCCGTCGCCGCCGATGTAAGCCTTGGTAGACGATGCAGAAGTTGCATAGTCGTCAGTGCCCACAGTAGCGCCGTTGAAAGCACGACCCAAACGCACCAAGTCGGTATCAACTTGACGAGCTAAGGCGTAGCCAGCGTCAGCAGTGTAGAAGTTACGCAAGCTGTTCAAGGCTTGGGCTTCCACGATGTCTTCGATCAGGCGGCTGTACTCATAGTGCTTGTTTATAGCAACTTGCACTTCAGTCTCAGATGCGGCGATCAAAGTCACTGCGGTTTCAGCGGCTTTGGCAGAAGCAGAACCACGGGTAGGAGCTGGAATGTGAACGGTGTCACCTTTCTTGCCCTTGAAGTTCATTTTCATAACCAAGTTAGCCAAAACGAGGTTCTTCTTGTATGCGGCAACGATCTCATCACTCCAAATTTCAGGAATGAACGTTGCTGCGGTGCTAGTGGTTACACTATTTGAGGGGGAAAAAGCTGTTGCCATGTTAAATCTCCAAAAAACGATAAGTTAATTACTTAACCCGTCCCTCTGCATAGGCCTGCATGATTTCATCAGACAAGGCTTCGTAGCGGTTCGGGTCTGTCATCTTCAGCCGAATAAGGTCAGCCCTTCGATAGACTCGCTTTGTACTCTCACCAGTCCCACCCACATCAACAGACGCAGCTTTCAGATTGCTCTTTCGAGTAGCTTCACCAGCATCGCTAGTTTGCTTAGTCTTCACGCCACGCAACTGTTTGTAAGTAGTCAGCAACTCGTTAGCGCTGTCGTAATCATATTCACCATCAGCTTTGGCATACAACCCAAGTCGGACGGGAGAAGATTTCACCCAATTCACAAACTCAGGGTCTTGAGCAATCTGACCGAAATCAGGGTGCTCTGCCGATAGCTTTTGCTGAATCTGCATCTTTTTGAACTCCATAGCCGCTTGGCGACCAGCGAGTACATCAGGATGGTTATCAACAGTCTTACGAATCGCCTCTTTGGGATTTTCAAAGAAATCTGGTTCAGGCTCTTCCTCTTTAATAGGTTGCGACTTGGTGGCGAGGTTTTGCTTAATCAGTTCATCAGCTAGTTTTCGAGTTTCACCAACTTCCTGAGCCTGTTTACCAATGAGCTTTTCAGCCTCTTGGTGCATTCTGACGACTTCTTCTAGGGTTTTATTCCTGTATTTCTCAGGCAACTCTGGCAAAGTCTCGACTTCAGGTAACTTGGATTTTTTCTCTTCTTCTACTTCCAACTCACTCAGCTTCTCGTCTTCATTGTCAATCAACATATTGTTTCCTTTTCCTGCCGTTATCGGTTCTAGGACATTAAACTCGGCATTTCTGCTTAAGAGTTTTGTTTACGCTCTGCTGCCAATTTTTCCCGATGTTTGCGGTCAAACTGCATTGCTGCCGTTGGGAATTGACCTGACCAACCTTCAAGATTGACTTTCGGAGCACTTATTGTGCGACTGGCTGTACCGCCGCACTCACATTGAACACTTTCTGTCTCATAACCAGTTAGTTTTTCAATGCGTTGTCCACAATTGCAGACAAATTCATAGATTCTTTTCATTCAGTTCCTCATACGCTCTGTTGCTGACCTCTTTCAAGGTTTTTAGCCACGTTAGGATTGAAAGTTCACCCTTTTTGAATTGTAGACTTTTTTCGTCAGGGATTGTACTGATATTGTTCAATGACTCAATCATCTTGTCAATATCTTCAATCAAGTCTTTCCATCCCTGACCGCCCATCATCTCAAAGCGGTTCTCGTAATACTTTTGCAATTCAGGACTCAACTTTAGGCTCCTCTTTGGGAATCTGGGATTCTGCCTGCTCTTTAATCTTCATCACCAATGGGTAAGCTCCAGATTTGGTTGGCAAGTCGCCCAAAACCTGAAGAATCCCATTTACTTCATCAACTGTAAGCGTTAGATGCAAGTCCATTACTCACCCCAAGGCAAGCCGTTAGCGGTTACTGGTGCTTTTTGAGCCTCAATTTGGGCTGTCAAAGCAGCTTCCACAGCTTCTTTGTCTACCTTAGTCCACAACCAACCAAGAACTGTTTGTTTAGTCAGGGTGTCGTAGCTTACGAATGAGTCACCACGCTCTAGGGCTTGTGTGTTCACAATACCTGCGGAGTAGTCACCATCTACGGCTGAAGCAGTCCAATGAACACAATACACAAGTCCGTCAGCGGTGTATCTGTCAAGGTTTACGATTTTCCAAGTTATTGCGGTCATGCTTGCTCCAATGCGCTGATGTTAGATGTTGATTTTTTTGTTTTGTGCCAATTTTTCATTCTTTCGCTTATTTGAGCTTTTCTTTCATCGCTAAATTTTGGCAATGTTTTGCCTTTATTCCAAGCTGAAATTCCCAAAGTTCTATAAGCATGAATTCCGTTTTCAGACACAGTAACCCACTCAAGATTTTCAAGACGATTATCTGTTTTTACGCCATTTTTATGATTGACTTGTGGTTTATTGGATTGATTTTCAAGAAAAGCCCTAGCAACAAGACTATGAACACTTTGGTTTGACTTAATTCCATCAATAGAAAAGCTAACAAGCATATAACCTGATTTGCTTTTTCCTTGTCGCAAAACTTTTGACGGTGATTTTTTCAACCCGCCTTTAGCATGGCTTACAAGTCTTTCTATTGATCGAACATTACCATGATTGCTCACCTCGTAATGAGTTTCATAGCCAGCACAAGGATGCCAAATTTCTATCATTTTGCTTCCAATGCAGCAATGCGAGCAGCTTGGTCATCAATTATTGCTTTCATCTCCTGCAAAGCCGCCGTGAGTGTTGCAACCAAGAAGCTGGTGTCAATATTTTGATATTGAGGTGCTCCATCTTCTTTTACTGCATCTTTTTCTCCCACAACAGCATCAGGAACGACTTCTTGAAGTTCGTGAGCAATAAACCCTTGACCAGAAGAACCATCAGTTTTCCATGTGTAAGTGCAAGGTTTAAGCTGTGCCACAGTAGCCAAAGCGCCCGTCATTGGCGCAATATTTTCTTTCAAACGATAGTCTGATGTTGTGGCGTAAGTTGTTGCGTTATTAGTTGTAGATATAGCGCCGGGCGTGTTACTAGCATTTTGGAAAACAATGTGATAACTAAGTGTGTTTGCGCTAGCAACTGATTCAATACCATAACCACCTGTTGTCCACGCTAATTTGATACGGGCAACGTTTGCATTACTTGTAGTCCCCACCAGCAAGTTACCGCTGGAGTCGATACGGGCACGTTCTGTTAAAGAACCAGCAGAACTTTCTGTTGAAAACGCCATATATCCAGCGTAGTTTCCAGACGTTGCGTTTTCTTTTGCGCCAAGAATAGAAGCTACGTTTGCGATTGAACCAGAACCGTCATAAACAGCACGCCAATTTAATGATGTACCGTTATTTGCCGCAAGTGCAGTAGTGCTATCTAAAATAACAGCTCCATTTGCTGCTGAAACATTTAATCTTGACGCAGGACTTGTAGTACCAACACCCAAATTCCCATTAGCATCAAGCGTCATTGCTTGGGTGAATGTGATGGCGTTACCTGCTGTGCCCGAGGCTGCGTTGTACCAAATGTGTGCGCCGCCATTTTGGTAGTAATCGGATGCGGCTCCGTTGTTTGCGTAACGGTAGGCGTTGGATGAATCTACATACCCGTTGACAAGTATTTCCATGGAAGACCCAGACGTACTGCCGAATACAGCGTTACCAACTCGACCAAACTCCATTGCTTTCCAAGTGCTTCTCCAAGCGCTAGGCGTAACACCTAAACCTAAGTTGCCAGAAGAGTTCAACACAACAGCGCTGGCGTTGCTAGTGTTACCGATGCTGATGTCGCCAGACCCTGTTGTAAGGCCGATGTACAAATTACCATTTGACGCAGCTTCTAAGCGACCGATGTTTGTACCGTTGTAGTCGGCATAAATACCAGAGTTGCCAGAAGTGCGCTTTACATACAAAGCCGAGGAAGGCGATGAAGTACCAATACCTAAGTTACCAGAACTATCAACCCTAGCTCTCTCAGTTCCACCAGTAGTGATGCCAACAGTGTCAGCATCTGGGAAGAAAACACCTGTGTTTCCATCTCCAGTATTGGTAATAGATGGCGCTGATGCAGAACCATCATTGAACTCAACTTGCTGACCAGTCGTGATATTGATAGCTTGCGTGGTTCCATTGGTCTTAATTGCCAATGCCCCTGCGCTGTTTAACGAGCCATCATTAAGGGTTAATTGTGTTGCCATATCTCTTTTCCTTTAAGGTGTTCCATTTGCAACAATGTTCGTTGCAGAGGTTATTACGCCAGTTGAAGACATTGACGCAATTGTAGTCGCGCCATATTTGAAGATCAATTTGCCACCAGACTCTTCAATCGTGAAGTTTGTTGTCAGCAACTTAGGCGTACTTGCCGCTGTACCAGTCGTATTCTGGTTCAAAGTAGGTACATCAGCCGCAACAATCGCCCTGAATGTTGGCGCACCAGCCGAGCCATTGGGAGCAGCCAAGAAGAAGTTTGCTGTCTTGGAAGCAAACGGATTCTGCGTATCCCCATAACCACTTGCCAAGCTAATAGCAGGCGTATTGCCACCGCTAGAAGCCACAGGACTTGTACCAGTCACACTTGTCACAGTGCCCGTATATTGGTCGTTTGAGGTGACGGTGAAGTTGGGATAAGTGCCACTAATCGAGGCGGTTCCTGCACCAGTCAGGCTTACAGTTTGGTCAGGCGAGGAATTAGTAATGGTGAAGTTTGGATAAGTCCCAGAAGTACTAATCCCTGTCCCTGCTGTCAAAGCAACTGTCTGATCTGGCGAAGAATTAGTAATCTGTCCAGTAGAGTTATCGTAGCTAATCCCTGTACCAGCACTCAAAGCTCCACGAGCACGAGCATTGGTGAAATACAGGTTTGTGCCTTCAGAGATATTGGTAGAGGTCAGCGTAACAGCGCCAGTCTGCCCGTTTACAGACACCACCAAGTTTGTTTGGTCAATCTTTTGCCAAACAGTACCATTGAATATCAGCCAATCGCCCACCACCCAGTCGGTAATACCATCCAAGTTGGTAGAGCCTGATGTGCCGACAATGTAATAGTAGTTAGTTGTGCCAACACCAGAGGCCAAAGCGGGACTATTGGTTGAGGCATTCCATGTGCCTTGGTAAGCCAAGCCGCCAGAGATGGCATCAATCTGGTTTTGCAGACTTGTCAGAGTGTCAAGAACAGACTGAGAAGTACCACCGCCATTAGAACTAACGACTTTGATGCGTTCTGCAAGCTCAGGAGCAACAACCTCACCAACATTGAGTTCACGACCACTAGACAACTCAATAATAAGGCTACCGTCAAAATCAATCCGAGCAGAGGTGACAGAAACACCATCAGCACCGTCCACTCCATCGCGCCCATCTCTTCCAGGTTCACCACGAAGACCTTGAGGCCCTTGGCTTCCGTCCCGCCCGTCTTTTCCATCTCGCCCATCCTTTCCATCCATGCCGTTTCTCAGGCTTGACGCTTTTTCTTGGATTGTTTGGCTCAAATCACCAAACTTGGCTTCCAAGTCTGACTTGATTTTCTTCAAACCTTGGATAACAAGCTCTGTGCTCTTGCCGATAGACTCTTGACGGGTGGCTTCTAAGCGTGATTGTGCTGATTTTTGAAGGGCGGCTACCATCTCTAACTGCTGTTCAGCAGATAGTCCAGCAATCCCCAACTTCTTTTCTAAATCAACAATATCCATCACGAAAGTTCCTTGGATAAGCGGTCTAAAAAGTCTTTTTCAACCTGCTGGCGCTTGTCAAGCATTTGCATCTCAACAATCTTGCCTTTGTTCTTAATATCAGCCTCTTTGAGCATCAATTCTGCAATCTTGGCGCGTTTGTCAAACTCACGCTGATTGGCATCATCTTCATTTGGCAGATTTTTGGTCAACGAAGCAGCCATTTTTGCCTGAACTTCTTGAGGCATCAACTGCGCTTCAGTCATCAACTTCTGAGCCTCAGCACGATTTTGCTCCGCTTGGGTAGTTTGTACCGCAATCTGAGCCTGAGCCGCCTGCAAAGCCAACTGTTGCTGAACTTGTTGCAGTTGTTGGGCTTGTTCATCGGGTTGGCTCATCTTGTCCAACGCCGCCATCAACTCATAACGGTTTGACAGGCTAGAGTTGGCCAAAATGCCCTTCAAGATGATTGGCAAGACAGGAGTGTTTGGCCCCAATGTCTGCAACAAGCCAATAAACTGCTGTTGTTCATGCTCACGAGCAATGATGCCAAGCGTGGCCGTGGGGATGAAGTTCATGTCCACAGAAGGATAACGCTCAGGATCAAACTGCATGAAGCGGAAGGCAGCTTTCTTGATGAAAGGAATCAAGAAATCCTCTTGGAAGTTCACCAAAGTGCGCTTGTACTTCTTGATGATAGAAGCGACAGCCATTGACATACCGCCCTGACCGCCATCACGAGCAACATTGCTGACCATGCCTTGAGAATCTAGAGTTCCAGTGGCTTGGAGCAGCATACGCTCAAAAGCCTGAGCCGTTGCCAAGTTATTTGGGTCTGTATTGCCGAACTTGAAGGGATACAGAATCTCCGAAGGCGCACCATTTGTCAGGATTGCCTTGCCAGGCTTGACTTCAAACTTCATGCCGCGTGGCAGACGGGTTGCGTCCATCGCAATCATGGGAGAAGTGGTCAAAGCCAGAGAATCTAAGTGGCTACGGGTCTGGGCATCAATAGCTTTTTGCATATTGAACGCCTTTTCCACAGTGCCACGACCCAAAAGACGATTGGGAACGGTGTCATCTTGGTAAGCTAAGACTGGTCTGTCCTTCATCATGTAAGGATTTTCCTCAGCTTTGAGCAATAAACCATCGTTGGCAATCACCACAATTGCCTCCACCAAGTCAGAATAGTCCTCAGCAACTGAGTTTTCAGGGAAAAGCTCAACAACCTCTTTGTTTTCCTTGAGATTGTTCAAGTATTCACGAGGAACCAAGCCGTAGTATGTCAATAACAAGACTTTTTCATCCTGATATTGGCTGACCTCTTGAGTAGGCTCAAGGTCTGTATCTTCGCCAGTCGTGCCAATGTCCACCTTGCGGTAGATGCCACGCTCAATGCCCTTGACCACCTTGTGAATCGAAACATATTTCTCGATAGCCACACCCATACAGTCGTCAATTGACGTGCCATTGGGGTCAAACAAGAAGTTCTTTGGGTTGACGGGGACAATCTTGACACCAATACGGTCACGCTCTAGCACACCAATGGCCGCCTGACCAACTTGGCCAGGAATCGGTTGTGTGGCGGGGACGTATTCTTTCTCGGTGGTGACGATGACTTCACCGATACCAGTGCCATAAATCTCTGCCATCAACTCAATTTGGTCAATGGACTTACGGATTTTGTCTTTTTTGAAGTCTTCCATCAACTGAGCTTTGATTATCTCAATGTCGATGGGGTTGCCGTTCACATCTTGGATGTTGTCTTCAATGTCAAAGAAGTCGCCCTGACCAAAGATGGCTTCCATGATCTCAGCATGGCGGGTTTCTACGGCTTGTTGTGTGGCAGGGGTAACGATGCGTGAACGCTCAGACTCGCGGGTTTTGTCTTCTGCTGCCCACTGACCACGGAAGATGCGCTCATATTCCAACCAATCTGGCAGGAAGTTCACATCACGGTAGTCACGCCATTTCGTGCAATGACTGGTTACAAAGTCCGTAAGTTCTTTATCGGCCTCCGTAGGCTCGTAGAACTCACTCTGCTCTAATTTGACTTCGTTGTTTGTTGCCATTACACCCCCGATATTACGTCCACAGGCTCCCAATCATCTTCTTGGTCGTCAACAAAGTAAGAAGTGACCGCCAATTGATCTATGTAGCTAAGGCTGTCAATCAAGTCGTCATGCACACCAATCGAGGGAAACAATAGGAGTTGGTCAATAAACTCATCCCAGTTTTCCTCAGAATTGAGCACAATTCGTCCATGCTCGAATCGCCCCTGAAGTGACCAGATAATACGGTCGGCCTTTTTGCGATTGCCGTGGGTCAAGTCAACTATGTGCGAATATACATTACTTTTCCGCATTAAGTCACTTAAATATGGCAAAACAGCGTTTTTCAGTGCCCCCTTCTCAATTCCGATGCTCAAAGGACGGTAATCCCGCATCTTCATCAGAATCTTGGAGGCTGTCTCCCTCACATCCCATCGACCATACTCAACCTCTTTGACAAACCACTTCCCGTCATCCGTGACCTTCACCACAGAGATAGCAGTCTGGTCAAGGCGTTTCTTGGAGTTGGCCGCCTGCTTTGCCACTTCTTCAAAGCCAGCCAAGTCCACAGCCACATAGTAGCTGCCCATCTCAGGCTCAACCCCGTATTTCAGCCACTCTTCCTTAAAGATGTTGCTACCAGCATTGGTAAAACTTGCCATGTATTCTTGCTTGAAAGCAAAGGTGGACAAGGTTTTCTTGGCAGCCTCAATCTCTTCAGGGTCGATCAGGGGATTGTCTTTTGTTGTGAAGTGCCAAGATTTCCAGTCTTTGTCCTCTTCATTTTGACCGAGTTTGAAAAGGTCATAGAACCAATTTCTACCCTTTGGAGTGCCCAAAAATAAGGCACGACCCTTTTTATCAGACAAAGAAGCTCGGATAACCTGCTCCCAAGCCTCTTGCTTAATATCAGCCACCTCGTCAATCACAGCATAGGTCAGAGACACGCCGCGCAGTGTGTCAGGTCGATCAGCGCCACGCACATAGATGGTTGCGCCATTGATTGTCGTAATGTCTTGGTTATTGATATGGGCAGACTGGATTACCTCTCTGCCAAGCTCCATCAAGACCTGCCAGATAATTTGCCTTGCCTGACCATTGGTAGGCGCAACATAAAGAACGGCAGAGCCAGTAGGACACCTCAAGGCTTCAATTAGAAGGGTAATGGCTGAAAGGCGGGATTTACCGCATCGGCGACCAGCGGCAACAACCTTAAACCTATGGTCATCCTTGAAGACCTCCTCCTGCCACGGCAAGAGCTGAAATGACAAATCAGCCATTATCTATATCCTCATTGTTATTCATGTCAATAATTGTTGGAGGCTTAACTTGCTCGCCAATGCCAGTAATGTTGATAGTCACAGCCGAACGCTGTTTTCCCTCTTTCTCAAACATCGAGACAGGCAGCATCCTGTCCATGCACAACTTGATAGCGGCTAGTTGGGCAGGGTGTTCATCATTAAGGGCAATCTCTACGGCTTTGTGGACAACACGGCTACCAGCACTGTTTATCAGGAGATTCTTGAGTTCTTTGAGCTGACCTGCCTCTGTTTTGGGCATGGGTAGGATGTTTGGTTTCTCAGCAAAGCTCGTCAGGCTGAACTTCTTGTTTGTCGAGCCTTTTGGTCTACCAGGGGGTCGTTTTTTAATTTCTGTCATTACTTTTGTCCACAAAGGGGAAGTTATGTTGATGGCTCCCATAAAGCAGGGTTGGGGCGCAATTGAACGAAATACCCCACGGGGCTAATCCGTTTCCACCAACACGGCTGAGGACTCTGGTTATGTTTATCCAGTACCGCTGCGCTTACGGCCAATTCAATCCCCATGCGTCTTGGTGTAACGCAATCATAAGTCACAATGTGTTGTTTAACAATAGGGAAAACCCTGATATAATGAAGCCATATCTGTTCGCGCCAGATAAAGCCTTTTAGAAGTGGTACAGCCTCTGGTATTCAGAGGGCGCGACTGTATCACCCCTAAAGGGCTTTTTTCATGTCCATAGAACTGACCGCAGAAGAGAAGTCAACAAAGAGAAGGCGTGAGCGTCTTGCCATTGCCATCCATCACTGGAAAGGCTCAATCTCTGACGAGGCACTTGGTTTGGCAGTAGAGAAGAAGAATCTGAGCAATCCATTGTCCATCAAACGGGAAAAACGCAAGCAAAAAAAGAAGGTCAACAAGATGGTCAAAGCCCTTGATACTGGGTTCATTTTCTAATATGATTTGTCCGTCAATAGGTGTTAACCAGAAGGAGTGTCGGTTCCGCTACCCGACCCCAACAGAGGGTAATCCTGCAAGCCCCTGTCAATGACCGTCTAGAAGCTGGCGTACCAATGCAGTGACTGCACCGTACAAGATACCCAGAATAAGCCTAGAAGTAGGCTCTCCAGATGGCAGAACACTCCAAGCAGCTTTCTGTTAATCACTTTTTTACCTAATTTCGCATCGGGTAGCCGTCTCGCGCCCAAATGAAACTTGAGTCCAGTGGTTAGATTCTTACCTACCACAACCAGACACCACCACCTCTTCCATCACTAGCCAGAGCTTGCTAAGAAAAGGCTAAATTGGCTTTTCGTGTGGAGGGGAGGCACCCACAAAAATCTCTCTCTGCCCACACCCCTCCCCCCCCATGTGTTGTATCGGCGCAACAGTAGAG